GTCCATGAACCAGATACTGCGTCAGCAGTAGATCCAGTTACCATTAACTGTATGTTAGTACCAACAATTTTTGTAAATTGTTGTAATACATATGCATCGCCTTCAGCGTCAGTAAAGTTCCAAGACCTAACTGATTTCTTATCAGGACGTACTAACGTAGCAATAGGTATACTGACTTTATAAATTTCGTCACCTGAACCAGTAGCGGCCGCAACTTCTGAATTAAAATCAATATCCGCGGATACTCCTTGAGATACTACGCCAGCAGGAGTAACTATTCCTGCTGAAGATGTTTGATTTGATGAATAGCCATAACGACCAGCTCCATAAAATCCACTATCTTCACCATAAGGACCAGTTGATCCAGATGGTGTGTTAGGACCGGTGTTACCACCTAGGGAAGTGTCTTTTGTCATTTTACCAGCAGCTGTACCATACTTGAAATCAAGATAGAATACAAGACCGGAAGGTAAATTCATTGGCTGAACAGAAACTAATTCCTGTGCAACAATGTTACCAAATACTCTTCGTACCAAAGGTAGAGCAACACCTGACCATTCTTCATCACCTACACCAGCACCAGCTGATGGGGATGTAGCAGAATTCTCAGAAATTAATTGACGAGCCTGGTTTTCAAGCAATACAGCCATACCAGATTTTTGCCAATCACTTTCCATGCCTTCTAAAAGGCCAGATTTACTCCATTTTGCTACGAGTTTTTGTGATTCTTCTTTTTGCTTCCGCATAGGGGAAGGGTCGAGAAGTGTGTTTATATCACTCATTTTCGTTCTCCAAAATTAATTGTGATTAATCATTTAAAATGCCAGCAAGCTTTTTGAAACGATCTGCGACTTGATTCTCTTCAGAGATTATCTTTGTCTTTGGTGCAGTTGTTCCAGCTTTTTTACTAGCAAATTCCTTAATTTCATTCTTCTTACTTGAACCATTGTCATTATAAGATTCTGCCAAAGTAGAATAAACCAATTTAATTTCACGAGTTGTTTGAGCTCTATCAAAGGTCTCAACAATCTTGAGTTTTTGGTTATTACTTAGGGCAAATTCTTTAAACAAACGATTTGTGTATAAAAGTTTTGCATTAAGGATGTTAACTTCATGAAGCTTATCACGTAAATACGTAACGGCTTCCTTATATTCATTAAGCTCTGCTTGTATGTCATCAACAGATTCATGAACTTCAGTATCTTCTTCAGATTCAGGTGTAGATTGTTCATCAACTTCGTCTTTATCTTCATCTTCATCTTCATCTTCTTCTTCCGTAATCTCTTCAACTTCTTCAGATACTTTTTCTTCTTCATCTTCTTTAGGACCTTCAGTAAGGTCTTCATCATCAGAGTCGTCAGCTTCAGCAATTTCTTGTTCAAGTTCTTTGATTACAGCTTCAAGATCAAGTTCTTCAGATTCTTCGACTTCTTCATCAGAGTCGATTTCTTCTTCTTCATCTTCTTCGGATACTACTGGGGCATACTTCACGCCATTGATTTCAATGATTCCTTCTTCTTCCATTTCTGGTTCAGATTCTTCATCGTCATCAGCAAAAGGATTAGGATCTTCATCACCTTCTTCTTCACGTGCCATATCTTCAGCTTCTTCCTCATCCTCTTCCTCATCATCAGCAAAAGGATTATCATCTTCTTCAATATCATCTTCAGCAAGTTTTGCTGATAACATTGATTTCAAATGCGGAGTAAAAGCTTCTTCTAAAGCCATCTTAGCGTTTTGTAATGCCGTTTCACGTACTGCTTTTGCATCTGCAATAGCTTCTTTTAGTAAATCAGACATAATTGTCTCCATATATGTGTTATATTGGAATAAAGTTATTCTGGAACTTTAATAGGAATTTCTATTTTAGACACCATATAGGTCATGGTGTATTGAGGTTATATATAAGTATAAGTAAAAAGTAAAAACTAATCCCTTTGTGACATTTTTATTTTCAATACTTTTAGCTTTCCAAGTCGTCTTTTTTTCGCGGATTTCTTTTCATAACATTCCCGTTCTCGTAATTCTAATAATAAGTTAGAATTCTTTACTCTTTTTTTAAATTCTCTAAGAGCTCGTTCAATATTATTATCCTTTACACTAACATATAGTAATGTATTATTTTGTTTTTGTAATTCTTTTTTCTGTTTTTTATTCATCATCTTCTTCTTCAATTAATTGTGCTTCAGAAAGACATCCACGAGATACTGCAGTATGGGCATCTTCTATTAAAACTATTTCTGAAATTGGTATTGGAAATTCATCTTGGTCAAATTGTTCATTAAAGACATCTAAAAATCCCTTTACTAATGCCGTACCACCACCTATTACGATTGGTACTGCTTCAGGAAAGTTGGGTACATTTTCAACACCTTCAAACTGAACCTTTAGGTTTGTCAATAAGTAATTAATCAAAGCACCATAATAAGAACGAATTGCAATCAATACATTTGCCTCATCAGTATCTTCTTCATAAATATTTTGATAAGTTGCACTACTTAAATCTAATGTAGTAGAAGTTTCTTTTATATTAGTGACTTTTGCCTGTGGAACACCCGTATCCATAGATACGTTTTCATCTACCCAATCACCACCACGACTGACACTAAAGGACAGAGCAGTCATTCCTTGATACATAACAGCTATATTACACATACCAGCACCCATAGAGATTGCAACACCAGTTAATTGAGTATCAACCAATCCCTCGTATCCTATGGCAACTGCCTCTTCTATTTTCTTTACGTTATATCCGTATTGTTCTATTATCGTTCTTAATACATCTTCATGGTAACTTGTTTCTCGTTTAACATCAATTGGTTTAGATGGTATACAATAAACACAAGTTTCATTGTCTTTAGCTTCACCCAAGAGTTCACCGATAATAGCATTCAGTACTGGTAATGAATCTTTTTCAGTTGGATTTAATAACCCACTTTTCATTGGTCGTCTTAATTCTGCCGTACTGAATATTTGAGCATAATTAAAAGCATGTTGGCCAACGATATGTACTTTATTGGCTTTTTCGACAAAGGGAATTCCTTGTCGTTTTAGCATTCTCTTGACTTGGTTCACCTCCCCATCGACAGTTAAGAATGCATTTCTTTGTTTTTTAATTGTATCTTCCGTGGCAGCAATATAAAATGATGTTCCACAATCTAATCCTTTTGCCATATTATAAACCTCTTAGTTTTTTTAATTTATTCTTTTGGGTTTTTACTTTACCCTTGATAACTTCATCTGATTTAACGGTTGATGATGTTGGTTTTTGTGTGTTGATTTGTTTTTTCATCTCTATATCAACGTGTTCAATTTTCTTTTTTGGTAAATCTACTTCAACTGCAAGTGGTCTTACAGATGGGTGTGTAAATAATTTCTTCGGTTGATAAAACTTGTTTAATAAAAGATAAACAATAAAACCAATTTGCCACAATAAAAGCGAACAAAATAAAAACTCCCTAACCATCTCCCTTGACGGCCTTAGAAACAGCATCTCTACGTTTCTTTAAATATCTATCACTATCATCGGTATCACCATCATTATCGACATCATCATCTTCATCACCGACTGGATCTAAAGCCTCATCAATATCATAGTAACGATTCAATATATTTCCCATATCTTCGTAAAGAGCAGAAAGTCGTTGATTAGTGGCATTCGCCTCGACAGCAGTTTTTTTGAACTGACCTGTCAAACCTTTTAGTTCTTTCATGTTTCTCTTTACACTAACTCCATCAAACCAATCATTTGTTTCACTTAATATATGATTTTGAGCAGCTTCAGCCATTTGAGCTAATTGTTTAGCAGCTTCCATAATACCATTATTGACTTGGATTTGTTTTCCAACTCTAGCATATGACCTTACTGCTTCAATTACTTCATGTTTATTTACTTTAGGTCTATCATCAGCCAAGTTAAGACCAATATCTTCAATTATACCCATTAATTTTATATTATTCATAATACTACCTTATTTTTGAACAATTTATTATATTGTTCTTTAAGTGGATGATTTGATTCATTTCGTGCTAATTTTCGGCTGATTCTTTCTTTTACGAATTTATCAGCTAAATGTTTTTCTCTACTGTATTTAGCATTTCCCCATTTCTTTTGTAGTGATGCTGGTAAGTCTGTTTCGCTTAAACCATTATTTACAAATGATGTAATTCTTCGTGCATCAACTCCTGGTATCTTACGATATCTGAATTCTTCTAATCCTTTTAACCAAGACTTAACTTCTTTAACGGTGACTCTGTTATTAACATTCTCGTCAACTCTTTTATATTTTTTTCCGTTATATTTAATGTAATCTTTCATATTAATAAATATGTTTTATTTTATTTTACCCAAAGCTTTCTGTGCTGTCTGTAATAATTTAATTGCCTGTTTTGGATTACCATAAACACCCTCGTCTTCAGCATCGTTATGTTCTCCAATCATCCACTCAATTTGTTCTTGAGCCTTTCTCAAATGCTCTGAAAATGGTCTTGCTACTATTTCCTCAATTTGTTCAGGTGATTTAAACGAATGAACATAAGGATTAGAATGAACTTGTCCCATTGAAATTGATGTTTCACTTAATAATTCTTTTAACTTAATCATTACTTACCAC